AACTTTTCCTTTTATATGTTCGCAACCGGAATCAACCGGACTGTCATCATCTTGGACTAGTGATACTAGTACAAAACTCGAGATCTTCGACTTAACAAATTTACTATTGTTTTACGGAACAACCCCATCTCATCCCAATGAGAATAGGTTAACTGGAATTATATTACCAGTAAGGTTTAATCCTAGCAGTAGCTTACCAACGCATTACCGTTCTAAACACTTTCGTTGAAGGGGTTCGCAAACCCATGACCAATCTAAATCAGACTAAGATCTTCGGGCACCGCCCTAGATTGGTCCCTGTCTGTGACAGGATGTGATGCAAGTTTAGCTAACCTCACATCAAAACATGACAAAGAGAAATCCTTTCTTTCATAAAGTAGATCAGAATACATGTCCATGGTAAATTGTTTACCCGGTAATCCATTCTTCTTCCACCCAGGATCTGTCAACATACGGCGCCACGCCTCCTTATTATGGAGGGCAGACCGCAATAGATCTTTCTCTTCAAGCTTACGATCAAGACTCACCTTTAGAAGGTCCAAAGGAGTCTGCAACATCAAAGCTACTATTTGGAGTCCGTATAACTTCTGTTCTTCAGAAGCCAACTTCCTGACGGTTCCATCAAATTCGACATCAACAAAATTCTGATGTTCTAAAAAATCAAAATCCTCCATGGATTTCTGATATAATTTGTGGAAACGCCATTCATCAGTCTCTTTAAGAGACCTAGGAACCCAATATTCGGCCATGTTTTCCCTAATCTTTGAAGCCCCCATAAGAGAGATTTTCTGGATGTGATTATTTAAAATCTTAGAATCCGGTACTAATCCAACTCCACCTAACCATTCAGGTAGGTACCAGGGTACACCTGCGTCATTAAGACTGTGGAAATTCCTTTCACACATCTCATATTCACCATCTGGACCGATTACTTTTCGGCCTTTTTTGTCAGTGACGACACGGTATTTCTTCTTCTTACCTTCCCTAAGGAAGACAGTAGAAGCAGCTCCAAATAGCTCGGGCGGACAAGTCCGTTCCAAATCTCGATGTACGGCCCCCATACGATAGTAGGGTTTCCCTCGAGTACCATCCTTCTTCTGACAATAGACTAATCCCATATTAACATATTTGATTGTCTCATAAGCATAATCAAAGATTTGCCCACTATCGTCTTCCCATGAAGAAGTAGATTCGGAATAACTATACTGACAAGAGTTAATTGTCATAAACCTTTTACTACAGAAAGTTTTTCCCACAGAAGATTCTAAACCACAAAAGGCGGCGATTTTCTCCCATGTTTCAAACAAACCGGCCTTGCCAGGGAAGACACAGTCATCCCCATTGATCAGTAATCTAGCGGTTGTATAACCCTCAATATATCGATCAACTACCTTATAATTCCCTCCATCGTTTACCTCCATGGCAAACCGACAAAGAGCGGCATTGGCTAAGCAAAGAAAAGGAAATGATATTATACTTCCCATCAGCTGTCCCTCTTTTTGAGGTTGAAACCCATCCTCTGGAATCTCATCTACCCCCATTCTATATATATCATTATATTTAGGGTTTAAGATGGAGTGTCCCGTCAGAGCTCTTCTCATCAAACATTCAATCATCGGTAACCACTTTCGTAGTGGATCATTTGAATCATTCAAACCGACTAATGTTTCGGAAACACATTCCATAAGAGCCTCTAATAAACACTCAGAAACCCAACTGTGAAGATTATCAGTACTGGCTTTGTAATCACCAGATATAAATTCTTCACCAAGACCTAACCGTCCCAGTTGTCCCAACACAATTTCCTCCGTAACAGGAGTTCCTATAAGTTGGAAAACGGACTCTTCCTTGAGAACACCCCATAACCATTCTTGAATTGGTTTGAGTGCGGTATAAGTCATGGGAGGACCTGCAGTAATGCACCGAACCTTAAAGGGTTCGGGAAGACCAATAACAATTGTCTTCGGCTCCTCTCTTAGAGCTTCCATGATCAGAGTTGGATAAATCTTATCCTCCCAGAATTCACAAAGACTTTCCCCATCGAAATGAACACCAATCGTATCCTTAATAGCAACGTTCTCAAAATTGCCATCAATTCTCAATTGATCCTCCTTTCCAGCTTTTCCGTAAATAGTTGTCAGTTCACCCTTCAAAAGGACTGAACCAAGCTTCTTTGACACATTCAAATCAGTGTCTGGAACTCTTAACAAATTACCAATTTGCTCGTTCCTCAGA